AAATAGAATTACAACATCTGAAGGCACAAACCACTGGATACCATTTACCGAGCAAGAAGTAGACGCAAAAGAAAAATTTGAAAGTAACTTCATGACCGACTACATCGCTGGCAAAATCAAAGCCGAATTAAGCCAAGACCTCTTCAGCGAAAAAACACAAAACAAAGCCCTTGAATTTTCCCCCGAAGCAAAAGCATGCTTCGACGCAGGGCGAGACCTCTGGACTTACTACCAATCACAAAATACGTTTACTGAGCGAAGTCGAAGTGCTGTCATTCAGAGCGAGTTTCAAAAGCCACAAGACATTGTAGAGACACGATTTATCGTGTCTAAAAACACATCAAACGAAACAAAAACCATAACAGGACAATACAACCCAAACGCCTCATTCTACGACATCCGCGAACACTTTCAAGGACGCAACGAAGCAGGGCGAATGAACAGCAAATCCGACGACCAAAAATACATGACCCTAATCAAAAACCTACGCGAACAACTAAAAACATTAGCCAAAAAAATCGAACCCAAAGTTTACGACTACGGCTTTTTAAAGAAATAAGACGACCTAACCCAAACTCTTAACTATAACACTCCTGATTTCGTCTTTCATTTCTTCAGTTAAAGTAGCTGAAAATAAAGGTCGTTTAGGGTCCAAATATTTAGCATATTTTACATTTGTACCAAATGATAGTGTATTACCAGCAAGAGAATAAGTAAAAGATGAGCGTAAGCGACCTGTAACCTGTAAAATGGAGCCAGGCCACTTACCTTTTCTTCTTCTGCTTTGGATTGTCGAAGGTCTTAATCCATCCCATTTCTTACCAAAATACGCACCTTCTTGCTCGAAATTATCCTCAACAGCAGTCTGTAATACCTCCCCAATACCTCTATAAATCGCAGTAAAATTAATCTTTTCCATCTGCTTTTCAATCTCTTCCGTAAGTCCAGGCGCTAACTCATTTACATCAATACTAAAATCTATCATACCGTTTCAAACTCCTTAAACAATTCATTTGGATATTTGCTCTTTTCTGGACTCCACACTTTTCCTTTCTCATCAAAGCCCTTTGCATTTCTATATTTTGCCATAGTAATTCCTTTCGTAACAGATAAGCCACGTTGTTTCAATTGTTTTTCAGATAGTGATTTTGTAGTCCGTCTACAAGAGTAATGTCCTAGCGGTCGCAAATGATTAGCAAAATACTCATCATCTACCCTAAAAACCTTATTATTAAGTGCTTTACATTCTTTCGTTGTGCTTGGGTCGATAGTTGATTGACATTGCACATAAGGACGCAAATTAATATTGATATTATGATTATTCCAACGCCCATTCATAAACTCATTCTGCAAATTAGTGCGATAAATAACACCCAATCGCCACGCCTCAACCAACTTATCACTATCCTTATTGCCTAGCCAACCCTTAGCACTAAACTTTTCTTTTAATTGCTTGTTAAATTCAGATTGAGATAATCCCTCAGATATTGATTTTGTAATCATTTCTTTGAAGTCCATAAGCATATCCATTTTAACAACACCGCTAACCGTGAAAGCGTGCTTACGGATAACATCAAATGTATCTTTCCAAGTCGCAGAAATCACAACACCTTTACTTTCAAAAAACTTAACAATTTCCTCTGGCGATTTCTCTAACGATAACAACAAATCTTTCAGCGTAAACATTTCGCCTTTATTGAAGTATTCAATACCTGCTAAGTTAGAGTCATCCTTATCATAAGTAATCTCTTCAGAATTAAATCCATGCAAACTCATTATAAACATCGCACGTTCAATCAGCGTAGTAAATTCATCAGTATCAATCTTCTTGAATAACTTATAATAATCCTTATCCATCTTATCAAGTTCAGTTTTCTTAGCATAATCGAATATCGGCTTTAGCACCTTACTAAAAATCTTATCAGTTTTTTTTGGCTCTAAAATCGAATCCATAAATTCATCTGCAATCTTCTGTTCTTTCGAGTTACCTTCTGAATTCTGCATAACAACATTATTAATCACATCCAAGCCGACATTTAACTTATCACTTGGAGCTACCGACTTTTTTTCAGTTGGCTGACCTCCCAATGCTGCCGATGGCTCTACTATATCAAAATCTTCTTCATAATAATTAAATTCACGTTTGATGTAATCTTTAGTAAATCTAACATTCATTTTTTCAGATAGAATAGCATCTCTATTAGCTCTTTCAATATTAATATCAGCTTCTTCATAGAATCTAAATTTAGGGTATAGCTTTGATGTAAAATTTAATTCAACAATCATTTTAATTAAAGTATTACAAGTGCTTTCCACTAATCTTTTATCTGAATCAATAATTCTATCGACTACACTAATTGCCATTCCCTCATTTCCAAGTTTACCAGGTGTTGAAGTAGTCGCAGATGTATGACCTAATAATACTTCAGATATATCTTCTTTACATCCCTGAATAAAATCTTTATAGACTTCAGAACTACCTTTATTATTCCCACTAACAATATCAAAATCAGTACCCTCAGGCAATAAAACAATAGCATCTTGCACCATATCAAATAGTGAATCCTTCAGGACATCAACTGCGTCTTTATCTGTATAATCGTGATTACTATAATTCACTTTCACCCATGGCATCCCGAATTTCTCAGTCATTATCGACCAAAATTTTCTCACGTCATTCTTTAATACTACAGACCAATAACATTTTGAAAGTAAAGGCATACCATAAGGATTATCAATACTTGCTTCATAGCTCGGTACAATAAACTTATATTCAGGCACAATACTTTCACGCCCATAATCATCTACGAACATCAAATGCCTATCTTTGTTATATTTAAAATATTGTCGAGGTCGCTTATGCAATTTAACAGGGATATATTTCCCATCTACAATTTCCCAAATAATCTCAATTGGTTGATAACCATAAAGAGGAGCATCTAATATTATTCTTGTTAGTTCAGAAATATCAAAATTATTAAATATCCCTTCAATAAAATCCACAATACTTTTATCCGATTCGTGTTGGTCAATATCATACTCTTTACTCATCACTCCAGACTTACGAGATTGTACACAAGCGTAAACGTGAGGGTCGCTCAAAACATCATCATATACTTGGATATCCTTACCAGTTTTACGAAGTACTTTGTCAGGATTTTCAAGCAACTTAGACCAGCCCGACACCGAACCTGAACTAATATTATATTCCTTAATGAGATGTTGCTTTAAACTAGGTAATACTACCTCTTGTTTCGCTGGCTCTTTTGCCTTTTTATTTTGGAATAAATCAAATATCCCCATAAAACCTCCAAATAAACTATTTATTATTAATTATCGTAGTAAATAAATACTTAAAACCTATCGATTTGACTAAATCTTCTTGACCTTCCACCCGAACCGCTCGGCAAAACTACCTTTGTACCTATCCAATATTTCCTTCCGTGCGTATTTATTGCATATCGCTTCGCATCAAGTGCGTGATTGTCCATATCAACAGGCATCTCTAAAGTTCTATCATTCTTATCAGATTTGTAAATATATTTTTTCAATTCTTTTATTAAATGATGAGAATCTTTATGAATATGTAAATTAAAATTCTTTGTAAAATCAATCCCATTCTTAATTGAATTAGCACCCTTATCAGCTGGCTTAATATTATATCCAGCCCTATAAATTTCTTCTATTCTATCTGGCTCATGGTCTGCGTAAATATCAGCGTGTTTACTATGCACCAAATTAGGCAACTCACTTATTAAGTCAGTAGTCGTCCACCCAGATTTATAAAACAGCTCTTCAATATATAAATGATTCTCTTTTCTCGTTACCTTAACCAAAGCCATCGGGTCATTATACCCAAAGTCGAGACCATAAACCACTTCGCCATTTTGCGGTGCTTCTTCGTAAGTCTCCCACTTCGAATAAACAAGCCCTTTTAAAGCACCACCCCACAATCCTTTAGTATAAACCTTGTAGAAATTATCATCAATATCAGATAATGATTCTAACTTATTTTTTTCATCTTCTCCTACCCAACGATTATCTTTGTAGGTAGTATGTAAAATTGTAGTTCCACTTCTAATGCTATTAATATAATGAAAATCACCATCTGGCTTTTCATAGCTTTCTTTAGTTGGAAAGAAATGTGTATTTATCCAATCATCCTGATTCTCAGGATTAAAAGTAATCAACTCACGCAACTTTGCACCTTTAGGACCACGTAAAGAAGTAGTAGTTTTAGTATAATCGTCAAAACTAATCTCATTAGATTCTTCAAACCATACACAAGTTGGATTTAAGATTGATTTGGTTTTATAAGGTTTATCCAAGCCCCTAAATATAATCTTATTCCCATTTTTGAGACAGGTAATTTCCATCGGCATTCGAGTAATATGAAATAAATCCTCCAACTTCCAATGTTGAATTACCCAATTTAATGTAGCAAATTGAGAATCCTTAATATCTGCAAATATTTTACGAATTGCTATCCACTTTGCATAAGGTCTTTGTAGCAAATCCAAAATAACAAATTGTGCTGCGAATGCAGACTTTGCAGACCCTCTACCTCCATACAATATTAAAACCCTATTGATATCACTCAATAGTGGTAAATAAACATCATTAAATGCCGACTTTGGTATTTCAATTCTCTGTATTGCTGCTAAATTCATTATTCATCTGTAAATGAAATTTTAATAGTATTTCCATTTGAAGTAATGTCTTCTTTCTTAATTTCACTTGCCTCACCCAATGCAGTAAATTCTATCTGCTGAATAATCCGTAAATTATTAGGAGTTTTAATAATCATTTTCCATAATTCAGTTAAAGATTTTCCGTCAAAATTATCTCCATTAACATTTATCTTTTTAGCAAAAGAACGTAATGGAATAGACAACGCCTTTCTTAAGGCTCTTGATTCTTGCAAATGTTCAAGTTTAATTTCATTCTTTTGTTTAACTATAAACTCATCGTGCTTAGCAACCACATAATTATCCCAAGCTCTCGCTCTCTCTTCCCAGTTATATTTCTTTGAATACTCAAAAAAACGATTATTAGATTTATTACCTGCAATCTTCTGTGCAGCAGTAACACTTCTTTTACTTAAAGGTAACTTCCTGTAAACATCAAAATATTCATAAGGTGCATCACCTTCACCTTCTTGCCTGTACCAAGCTGGCGTGTCCTTGTTTATTAACTCTTTTAATTCATTGTTTATTGTCTCATTTTCACTCACAAATCACCTCTTCTTCAAATTCTTGAAGTAAACCCATAGGGATTGATTTGATTTGATTTTGAAGTTCTGATATATTTAAAGACATATTAACTCATATAATAATTTTTAATCTGCAAAACAACAAAATAAAATGTGAAAACTTTTGTGAAACTTTCACAAAAGAATACCAACCTTAATTGGTAATATTGCAATAATTAAAATGAGAAAATTAAAATGTCTAATAAAATATACATATTCGGAAGTATCTCACCTTGGGACTATAACGAGACTAAGCTCACTGATGCCTTAGATAAAATCCAAGATGGCGAAGATATTACAGTTTATATTAACTCCCCTGGTGGAAGTGTATTTACTGGATATGCTATTTATAATTTATTACTTGAAAAGAAAAATACTAATAATATTACTATTAAAATCATTGGTCTTGCAGCAAGTATAGCGAGTATAATTGCACAAGCAAGTCATAAAACTTTAATTGCAAAAACAGCATCATTCCTTATTCATAATCCTTTCTCAATCGCAGTTGGTGATGCCGAAGCATTCAAAAAAGAAGGCAAAACTCTTGACGAAATTACAAACCAACTTGTAGAAGTTTATAAATCAAAATCTAATTTAAGTGATGAAGACTTAAAAAAGATTATGAATGAAGATAGAATAATGAACTCTAAAGATGCTAAAAAATACAAATTAGTTGATGATATATTTGAACCTGACAAACAAGAAGATGAAGATGTATCTAATATCGCTTTATCTAAAGACTACTACAGTTTAGTAGCTCAATTAAATGTCAACCTTAATAACGAAAATAATAATTTAAATAATAATAATGGAGAGAAACCTATGGATGGTGAAAATAAAGCTGACATCTCAAAGTTGTACCAAGACAAAGTAACGGAAGTAACCGAACTACAAATCTTGGTTAACAAAAAAGATTTGGAAACAGCTAACAAAGCACAGGAATTATCTGATTTAACCGTAAATCACGAAAAAGAGTTGCAAGCGAAAAATCTTGAAATCAAAAATCTGAAAAAAGATAATCAAGACTTCAAGACTGTAGTTGCTAAAGCAGAAGTAACTGCTAAAGTAGAAAAGTTAATCAATGAAGGCAAAGTAATGCCAAATATGAAAGACTTTGTTGCGGAATCATTGTTCGATAAAATATTGAACGACACACCTGCCTATGACAAAAAGATTGAAGAGTTAAACGCCCTACCTGTTAACGAAATCTTGGCTAGAACATACAACAGAGCTAACAAGGATCAAATTCTTTCAAAAGATGACCTTTATAATGAAGAGAATGATGAGTTAGTATCTACTGAAGTTAATAAAATTATGAATGCTAAAAATGCCTCTTATGAGGAAGCATTTAATATTCTTGAAGGAGGATTAAATGGATAAAAGAATTTCAGACCTAATGCTAGGTCAAAGTAAAATATTGACAAATATAGCTTTAGGGTATTCAAACGACACCTTTATTGGCAAGTTGATTTTGCCTACTGTATCAGTAGATTCATTAGCAATATCAATCCCTTCTTATGGCAAAGACCATTTCAGAATTTATAATACTGAAAGAGCTTTAAGAGGTAAACAAAAATTATTAGATCCGACTTCATACGGTAAAGTTGATATTAATTTACACGAACATGGTTTAGGTTATCCTATCGATATTAGAGAAATTGATGCTGCAAGTACTCAAAAAATGAAGTTAGAAATTTATGGAGCTAAACTTGTAAAAGATGCTATTGAACTTGGAGATGAAGTTAGAATAGCTGATATGGTTCAAGATGCTGCTAATTATGAAGCTGGAAACAAAGTAACTCTAACTGGAGACGACCAATGGACTGATACAGATTCTTTACCACTTAATCAAATTGATACTGGAAGAGAAGCTATTAGATCAAAAACAGGAAAATACCCTAATGGTATTTATATGGGACATAATGCTTACTTATCTTTTAAAGATAATAAGCAAGTTACAGATAAAATCTATGGAGTGGGTATTAAATTAGGTCCACCAAATCATGCACAATTAGAAGAATTACTAGGAATGAAAATTCATGTTGGTTCATCCCAATATATTGCAGAAGCAACTGGCGAAACTTTTACTGATGTATGGGGAGATAATGCAATTCTTACTTATTCTCCAGCAAATGCACAAGGGAAAGGCGATATGTTTACACCATCATTTGGTTATGCATTTAACTATGTAGGATTACCTAGTTTCAAAACGTACTGGCAAGATAATGCACAAGATGTAAAAATTATTGATGGTAGAACTTATTCAGCAGTAGCAATGCTTATGAGTACTGCTGGTTATTTAATTAAAGACACTAACGCTTAAGGAGTAAATCATGGCGAATAAAGCAAAAACAGAAGTTGAAGAAACAACTCAAAAATATAAAGTAGTTGGAACTGATGCGTGGATTAATCACGCTTACTACAAAGAAGGTGCTTTAGTAGAACTAACTACTGAAGAATATGAAAAAAGAAAGAAAAGTTTAGCTCCTATCGAAGGAGTAAAAGATGAAGGTTCGGAAGCGGAACTTACTACTGATGAATATGAAAAAAGAAAGAAAAGCTTAGCTCCTATCGAAGGAGTAAAAGATGAAGGTTCGGAAGCGGAACTTACTACTGATGAATATGAAAAAAGAAAGAAAAGCTTAGCTCCTATCGAAGGAGTAAAAGATGAAGTAAGTGAAGAGAATAAAACTGAAGGAGATAAATAATGTCTATAGCAAGAGAAAATTTAACCAGAGCAATTTTTGAAGACACTGTATATGCAGCTGCTTCAGAAGCTCTTGTAAAAAATAAATTCATTACAGAATTAGGCGCAATTGCTGGTGATGGAGAGCCGGGTTGTGTATCAATTTATGATTGGAATTCTGGAGACAGATTTTCAGTTGTTAGAATTGGAACTGTTAAAGTGATTTCGGGTGCGGCTGTGTCTGTTGGTGCAGATGTTCAATCTGATTCAGAAGGAAGAGCTGTCACATTAGATGCAGGTGTTAAAAATGGTAGAGCATTAACTGCTGCTACTGGAGCTAATCAAATAATGGTAATCCAAGTTTCATAATGGCTTATATCGATAAAGCATATATTGAATCTAAATCTAATACTGAAGATATTAGTAGCATACTATCGAGTAATGGGATTGATGTCGCAGAGTTAAATAATATTATTACTGATGCAGAAGCAACAGTAAATAGAAAATTATCGGCTCGTTATGTAACACCAATTCCAACTCCAACAAACGACTTAAAGCGAATTGTTCTTGATATTACTCTATATTTCATTTACTCATTATCGCATAATGACAAAGAAATGGAAGCAGTTTATAACCGATACCTCTTAGCTCTTAAAACATTAGACAATATTGCTAATGGAAAAGAATCACTATCAGGTGCTACCGAAATTGCAGAGCCAACATCAAGAGCAATTATAGTCGCTAAGTCCAGAACGCAGAAATATACAAGTGAATATTTGGATACGATGTAATGAGCATAAAAACACAAAAGCAAGACATCCAAACAAAAATAACAGCTGCAAATATTTCCGAAGATTTAAAAGTTTCTACGGCACTTTATCCTGAAGGAACAGAAGCATTGAAAGACGTTTACTCGACCGCTAAAAATAGCAAAGCAAGTGTTCTTATTACTTACTCAGGCAAAAAATATTTACCAAAAGCGAATATTTACGCAACATTTAACGCTTTCACAATATTTATTTATTCTAAAATACTTGAAGAAATAACAGAAGTAGAAGAAGGCGAAGAAGAAGTGCCTATCAACCCTTTAGATATAGAATCATTAATTGATTCAATAACAAGCATTTTATACCTAAATGGTTATACACTTTTTGAAGATGACGTTAGACCAGTAATTGATAAAAAAACAGGCTTATACGAAGCAGTAATTATTATCGGTAAAGACGGCGTTTATCCAATTAAAATGAACTAAAAGGAACTATGGAAACAAGTGAAATAATAAATTTAATTGTACTCATAATAACTGCAATTGGAGTTATATACACGATAAAAAGTGGTTTTAAAAAAGAACGTGAAAAAAACGAGAATTGGAAAAAACAACGTGAAACAACCGATTTAAATCAAGATAACACTATTAAAACTCACGCTGAAAAAATTAAAGAACAGGTTATTGCTAATGAAAATAATTCACGTAGGATTGAGGAATTAGACGCTAAATTCCAAAAAGAGATTTCTAAACTTACTGATATATTTAACACGAATAAAGAAAATCTCAAAGATGAAATTACTAAAATAATTAACAATGTAGAGCCAATGTTAAAAGAACACAGGTCTGAAATGTTAAAAGAGATTAAAGAATATATCAATAATAGAGAAGCAATTACTAATAAAGACATTGAACATATCAAAGAAGAACTAAAAACTAAAACATCTAAAAGACCGAGCAAAAAATGAGTGCATTGAAAGATAATATTGATGTATTAAAGGATTCAAAAGACCCTGAAATCATCGCACAATTAGAAGAACTTGCTAATAAAGTTAAAGAAAATCAAGCGAAAAAACCTATTGAAGTTGATGTTATAACTCCTTTTGACTTAAAAAGAAAGAAAATATTAGCAATATCATTCTTTGTTTCAATTGCTTTATCAATTATTTCTTTTATGTTCATTACTTATATGTTTGGCTTTTCATTAGGATTATGCTTAACTACTTTTTCATTATTAGCTTACGAGTGGATAGATGAAATTTATTTTAAAGAAAATACTATTAGAAAACTGGGCGAAAATGCCATCGCATTGGCGATATTTTTCTTTGCTCTTATTATCCTTTTTAATCATTCGCTCGACTTTGGAGACAGATGGATCGGGGGAGCAACAAATTATTCTATTGAAGAAAATAGAGTTGAATCCAGTCCAGTTCAATCCATCAACGCAGAGACAAGAGAAAGTAACGCAGTCGATTCCACTCCACCTCCTATTAGAATTGAGTTACGTGGGGGTAGTAGAAACCCCTCTCTCAAGTAATAAAGGCGAGTATATCGACGATTGGAATCAGTTCTTAAACTTAATAGCAGTTCCTTGGTGTGCAAGTGAGAAATCTTGGTTTAATGAACTTGGACTTGCAACACCTCAAATTAAATCAGCAAGAGCGAAAGACTTTGCGGTTGAAAAAAGGATATGGACAGCGAAGCAAATAATGCTTGGGAAATATATACCAAAGCCAGGTGATTATCTTGTTAAGTCAAGACGTGGCGGACATCACGTTGACACATTTGTTGAATGGGATAGCGAAAAGGAACAAGGAATTTTACTCGGTGGAAATGTAAACGATAGGGTAATGCTGCGAAATGTTACACTCAAAGATATAACACTTTGGGGAGCAGTAATAACAGAAATAGACGGATTTTATAATTACGAAGTAGTAAACGAATAAAGGAAATAAAATGAAAAAAATAATACTAACTATAATAATCACATTCGGTGTGTTCATTCTTTCTTCTTGCAGTTTTGTAAGTTCTGAAATGATTGAAGACGCTTACAGAGTAGTAAAACGAGTTGTATTCACAGTAGATAGCGTTGAAATTCATCTAAAAGAAAAAGAAGTTTATTTTGAATTTACAATAGGTCAAGAAATCGATACAACATTATCTGACGGCACAGGCGTTTGGACAGCGAAGCAAATAATGCTTGGTAAATATAAACCAAAGCTAGGTGATTATCTTGTTAAGTCAAGACGTGGTGGACATCACGTGGACACTTTTGTTGAAAATGTAACACTCAAAGATATAACACTTTGGGGAGCAGTAATAACAGAAATAGACGGATTTTATAATTACGTGGTTGTTAATGAGTGAAGTTAAAATAGATAATTGTATAAAAGCAATTCAAGAACCAGTATCTAAAATGATTAGTGAAATAATCAAGATTACAGATGATGGTAAAGTTAACTTAAAAGATATAGATAATCTTATAAATGTTGTAATGCAGTTATATACATTAAGAGAATTAACACCTGAGATTAAAGAAGAATTAAACTCATTGAATAAAGAAGAATTTAAATTACTTGCATCAGAAATAGCAGGTATTACTTATGATAAATATTTAGAGGTAAGCAAATGAAAAAGACATTAACCACGATAATAATCACATTCGGTGTGTTCATTCTTTCTTCTTGCAGTTTTGTAAGTTCTGAAATGATTGAAGACGCTTACAGAGTAGTAAAACGAGTTGTATTCACAGTAGATAGCGTTGAAATTCATCTAAAAGAAAAAGAAGTTTATTTTGAATTTACAATAGGTCAAGAAATCGATACAACATTATCTGACGGCACAGGCGTTTGGCTTAAACTTGACAAAGCAAGAAATAAATATATGGTAAGCATAACAGAACCATCTACACAATTTAAAATTGAGAAGAAATAATGCCAAGAGTTAATGTTAAAAATAAAGTTTATTGGGATAAAATTGAAAATAAACCAAATTCTTTTCCGAGTGATTGGGATGATGTAACAAATAAGCCGACTTCTTTCGGCTTATCTATCGGAGATATTTTAAGGAGTTATACTTCAGTACCCGATGGATATTTAGAATGTGATGGAAGTGTTTATTTACAAAGTGCTTATCCTTTGTTATATGAATCTATTGGTTTAATTGGAAGTGCTTCTTATCCGCTTGAAATTCAAACTACGCCATTTAATTCAGACGAAGCAATAAAAGGTATTGCGAGTAATGGGAGTGTTTATGTTGCCGTTGGAAATAAAGGTAATATTGTAACAAGCACAGATGGAGAAACTTGGACTTTAAGAACATCTATACCACCTTATGCTTTACACGATGTAATATACGCAAATGATGTGTTTGTAGTAGTAGGGTCTCAAAGGATATTATATTCAGCAGATGGAATTACTTGGGTTGTAGGTCATTCTACAGGTTCTGCAAATTACTATTACAAAATAGCCTTTGGAAATGGAGTTTTTGTTGCAGTTGGAACATCTACAAGTGATACAGGCAGAATATTAACTTCAACAGATGGTATTAGTTGGACTGCTCGTTCTGTTTCATCTAACAATTATAATTTAGCAGGTATTTCTTTTGGGAATGGTTTGTTTTTAATTGGTGGACTTTATGATTATAGATATAGTTCAACAGACGGTATCACTTGGACTTCTCTTGGCTCAGGCTCAGTTTCTTACCCACATTATAATGATGTTATATATGCTTTTGATAAATTCTTTTTAAGTAAAGATTATTCAAGTGGATTATTATACACATCGACTGATGGAGTTTCATTAACTTCTAAACCAAGTATAGGAGTAGTAAGGTCTTT